GATATAGGGGAATCTCTTAATGATATGATAATGTTTAACCCCCTTATCTCTTTGATTGTATCATTAGTAGATTCTGGATTGTAAAATATAATTGATTGAGTTGAATTATCATCTCTTAAAGAAACTGAACCTGTTATTCTTAAAATTGCATTCGGTTGACAATGAATTATTTTCGTATTTGAATGTAATCTAATAATATTTTCCAAAGAATTTCCATAATCATAATTCCATGTTCCGTTTTTAATCAATACAGAAGTAGCATTTTCATTATCAATCAATCCAGCTAAAGATTCATCGCTATCTACAACGTAATCATAAAAACCCTTCCTGATAACTTCAGGTATATCTTCTTCTAAAATTTTATCAAGATTGCCTTGAACTTTTCTTAAAGCAGAATCAACCGTGTCGTTATTATTAATAGACTGTCCTCCATCGCTCTTAAAAAAATTCTTAGAAACTTTAATGCCAGTAGCAAACTTGAATTTATTTATATAGCGTTGAAACTTAGAAACAATTGTAATCAATTTATCTCCAGTCGCTACATCAGTAGGCTCTCCGCCAGTCTCTACGTCAGGAATTTGTTTATCATAGATTGCTGTTGAAGAAGTAGCATTTGTTATAGCCTCATTTGCATTTTCAATAATGGTTTGGTTTTCCTTACCTACATTCTGAATATCAGTGGCTATATTTTGCTTATCAATATCATAAGTATCTTTGGAAACAACTCCTCCTTTTTTATCTAAAATATTTGATATAGCACTTGAGAAATTAAAGAAAAAACCGCCATTCCAAGTTATAGAATTTCCAGTAACTTTTGATAAAAAAGAAGACAGTTTGAATTTAGCAAGGCTCCAAACATTATTTCTCTTTACCTTTCCTAAAATATAGTCATCTGCCGTGTAGTCTGGAACTTGTTCGCTAAATTGAAATACAAGTTTCTTATTAACTTCATCAAATACTCCAACTACGTCATCAATAGAAAGATTAGAAGAAGAAACGTGATATTGTATATTACTACCAAGGTCATCAATCAATATATTCCCCAAAGAGTCAGAATATTGTACTTTGGTTGAAGTAACTGCTAAAGCAAGAGCGTTGCTTTTATCCGTTATCTTAAACCATTGTCCTACTGTTAAACCTACATTAGTTGCTATATTAACAAGTTCTGAATAGGTTATCGATGATATCAAATTTTGGTCAAGCACAACCCATTGACTTAATCCTGGATTGTAAACCTTATGAACCATTTGACTTGGAGTGTTATCATACCAAATCAGAATTATGTTTTCAGGTGGAGTGTTTCCGATATATACACCTGAAACCTGCCCTACATTTTTAGTATTCCCTGCCATAATCTATTATCTTGAATAGTTATAAGTAGCACGTTCACTCCAAGCTGAGATGAAGTCCATTGTTCCTTGAGCGTACTCTCTCTTGGTAACAGTTCCGTCCTTCGTCTCTTTCATTATACGCCAACCGTTATCGGTTTCATCAGTACCCATAGGTGCCCAACCGTAATACTTTTCATTTGCCGAAACTTCGTCAATGAAAGGTTCAGGAAGGTATTCACTGAATGTTTGCACAACAGGTGCGTTTGTTTTTACTGTTTTCATATTCCTTCTTGTTTTAGAAAATTATCAAATGCCTTTACAAATGAGTTTTCTATTTCAGACTTATTAGTGTCCTCATCCTCATTTTCATTAGCGTACAAGTCAAAAGGATTTTGCTCTTCAGCATTATCTCCTTCTTCATTATTTTCATTAGGATTTAAATACTGCCCTTCATTCATTTTTTGCTGTTGTTCTGCCATAGCTTCAGCATTTTTATTTTGAATTAAGGTAGCATTTGTTGGAACGTCTCCAAACTCCAAAGGTTTCATTTCATATTTTTCACGTGCTTCGTTTACAGTCATGAAACTTCCAACCTTCTTAATGTCCATATCAAGTTCTTGGTCAATAGTTAAACCGTTTAATCCAACAAATACAAGTTCAAAATCTGGATTGATTTGTTCAATTATGTATTTGTTTATTTTTCTTTGAATGAATTTTAACAAAGGATACAAACCTTTATCTTTAGAATGTTGTAACCTTTGTTCTTGACTACCTTCAAATAATCCTCCACCGCCTGAAGAACGACTAATGTCCCAACCTATTTCAGTTGGGTCAATCGAATAAACTGCACAAGCAATTTTAATAAGATATTCCATCCAAGAACTATATTCCATATCACGGTTGTTCTTTTGAAGGTCTATCCAATCTACATCTGCTTCCACTACAGGAGTTTTCCATGCTTGCATAACGCCTGTAATCATTGATTGCCATTGTTGTTTGAATTGTTGTAATGCTGCTTCGTTGTTAGTTCCTTTAATTCTTAATAAACCTTTAGGAGCTGAACCCTGACTGAAAAAACGTCTATTGTATTCATCTCCCCATAGCATAGATGTTACAACATTAATAAGTTCCTCAAGTTCAGAACATCCATATCCATTTGACCAAATAGAAGTAGAAGGATTGCGAACTCCAAAGCATAATTCCCAAGGATAGAACTCATTGACTTTGACGTTCTGATATATCTGAACATAGGAAGGATAATAACCGTGAACCTTTGGCCCAAATTCATTTCTCTGTTCCCATATACCAGCTCCATTTCTCTGAAAGAAAACATTATCATAATCTTTATCAAAGTATGAATCAGCCATTCTGAATGTGGCGGCATCTGTAGCTGTGAAACTTTCCAGTTGACCTCTTCTACTACGGATACATTCAAATGTCATTTGGTCATATGTTAATGAATCTTCTACAATCTTGCGAATGAAAGTATCAAAGTCATCATGCTCCCATGCACTCACATTTCCACCCTTCAAAAGAAAATCTGTTATAGCAAAAGCAATTCTTTTGTCCTTATTATCCATTTTTTGTTCAATACCACCTTTCGGTTTCTTTCGGATAACAAAGCCAGTTGAATACTTATTTTCTTGCGGTTCAGCAAAATCAGCTACTTGATTTTTTCTTGTTTTAATTATTGAGTTTATGATAGGAGTTTTTGACATTCTCTTTAACGTAGTGTAAGTCAAAGAAAACGGCTTGTCTTTGTACCCCAAATTTGAATTAAATTCGAGTGGGTCAATAAAAAATGCCTTTGGATGCTGTTCAATCTTAGGCTGTATGGTGTTGAACACTTGACTTGCCTTTACCATATCTTCTGGACTGTCGGAACGTAAAGCCTTCTCAAGTGTTCTGAACTTCTTAGCCTTCAACTTAGCTTCTGCAAGTTGAATAGCATCTAACTGTTTAGCATAGTTGCTCATACCATTATATAAATCAATTTTTTACTTTTTGAAATATCCTATAACTGTAAAATGCGTAAACAAAATAAAAGGAGAACATTTTCACACTCTCCTTTCATAAAACAATAAATTTAATTTGATTAAACAGTAACAACTGTTATTCCTAATGAAACACTCTCGTCTCCATCGCAAACAATAGCATCAGGAGCCGTACCGCTTGTCCAAGCATCGTTATCATCAAGAGTAAATTCATAAGAATAACCTTCATAAACGCTTATCTCAGGAGTTTCGCCTGTTTTCAATTCAATTTCTTCAATTGTAGTTGTATATCCATCAAGTTCTCCTGTAAGAGTAACAGTTGTTTCAGTTCCGTCAGTCAAAGTAGGAGTTATTGTCATAGTGTGAATAGGTAAAACAATAGGCATCGAAATTGCTATTGATACACTTTCGTCGCCTTCACAAGTTATAACATCTGGAGCTTCAGTGGTCCATGTATTATCTCCTGTGAGTTTGAATAGATAGTCAAATCCCTTTATGATTTCAACTTCACTTGTTTTACCGTCTTCAATTTCGATAACTTTTTCAAAAATATACCCATCACTATTTTCACAATAAACTATAACAGAAGTTTTATCTCCATTAGTAATTGATGGTGTAATAGTGAGTGCATACTCTTCTACCCCAAATGTTTTGATAGAACTTCCTCCAAACTTAGTGCACTTCATGATAGGTTGTAATTTTAGAAAAACCGCTTCTATTTCATCTTCATCAATCACATCTCCTAATTTCCAAGGAAGATACGTTTCAAATTCTGTTCCAGAAACAGATTCCATCCACAATATTGTGAATTTTTCCGACTTATCATCAATCATATCAACTCTTACAGTAGCTTTCTTGTTTTCATCGGATTTCATTACAAATACAAAATCTCTCATAAGGCATTTATTTTTAAAGTGTTAAACATATCTTATCTATAACTGTCCATTCTGTTTTCTATCTTTTGAGTAAGCATAGAATCAAACAGAATTGATTTGTTACTAAGATTAGTATGTACTACAACAGCTTCATCTAAATATTCATACAATATAGTATTATCATTAAATGAAGTTATTTCAACACCTTCGATATTTTCTATGTCATTTATCAAAGCATCAAATGCATCTGATGATATAGCATCTTGCATCATATCTTTAGATAGATACTTCATGTCTTTTATAGAAGTATCAAGCTCAGAAGCCATTAATTGATAATCTATATCTAATGGCTCACTGAGTTTGTTAAGTTTCTGAGAAATAGGCATATCACTTTTTGTTTACAAGAAATACCAAGTTCCAATTCTGTTTCATATCTCGTTCCATTTCTGAAACGTCAAAGCCGTGTTTCTTCAGATGTTTCCGAAGAGCTTTAAAACGTTTGAAGTCCTCTTTTAAGTCCATATTCATATCAAAGTTGTACTCAAATATTATCTGGTCAACGTCTCCAAAGTCTGTACAGTTGATAAGAACTTCCCATTCAGAGCCTTCAATATCAACCTTCATCTTAGTCGGCTTATACTTTTCCATAACCTCGTTGATATTTACACACTCAACAGGAACACGTTTGCGGTTATGTTTTACCAAGAATGAATAATAATATGGAGCTTTACCCAGATAGAAGTCACGAACCTTATCATCATTACCTACTACAGCTTTGTTATGGGCAATTACGTTCTTTGCTCCGTTATCTTCTATATTAGTAGATAGGAATTCAAAGTTAACTGCTTCTGGTTCAAATACAATGACCTTTTTAACTTTATCAAAAGCGTCACAAGTAAATGCTCCGATATTACCGCCCAAATCCAATACAATATCTTTATTAGAAAGTTTTAAGCCTCCCAATCCTACTGAACGGTGAGTGTATTCGCTGCCTTTGAAAACCGCATCAACTATATGTTTTTCAGTTGGTAGGTTTGAACGCCACTTCAAAGTCTTGCCGTCTTTCTCAGCAGTAGCCAAAGTGAAGTCTGATTGTACTTCTCGGAACTCTGAAAGACGTTTAACCTGAGCGATGAGCTTAGTTTGTTTACAGAAAGATTCAAATTGACTTATCGTTACATTGTGAAGTATCGGAGCTTTATCTAAGTCTATGTTCCAACCTTCGTTCTCACAAGAGCCTTTGCGGTTGATACGCTTCCTCAATTTTTCCTTTTCTTCATCTTCTTTTACTATGTTGATTGAAATATCAAACAACCCTCCTTTCTTCTCACGTACTGAAAATGCAAGTAAGTTCTCAATAAGAATTTGTGTAGTGGTTTTCTTTTCCACTACCTCAAAACCCTTATT